TAGATGACAAAACTGGCAAAGAAGACCGCGGACGAAAGCCAATAACTAGGTGCAATAATAGTAGGTTCGCCGGATCCAGGTTTGCCTCCTATAATAATATCACACGCTGGACTACCTTTTGTAAAAATATGATTTTTCATCATACCATTCGGGTCAAATAATATACTAAATAATCCTTGTAAACTAGCTACACCAAGGGCATTCAGAATTAATCCTAAGGAGACCCAAACAAGCGGTAAATATCCTGTAACAGAGCCTAGTACGGCAGAGCCTACAAAGAGTACATTCGGGAGGTCGTGGTATAAACCAAGTAAAAACTGGCGCATTCGAACTACACTCATCCCTCTTGTTCTTTGTTTCTATTTTATCAGATTCAAGCTTTCACACCGGCAGCCATAATCCGTTGTAATTGATCCATTGTAATATTAAGTATCTTTAGAACCTCATTAATTCCATTAGGTCCTGGTGGTAAATTTCCATACTGGTCAACATTGTTTGCGTAGTATGTTGCGAACTCGTCAAGTTTATTCGATGAGATAGGTATACCTAACTTCTTGCTACCCTTCTCAATTGCAGTACGAAAAGTTTGTAGTCTATTTCCGTATTCTGTTGATAGTGGTTTGACGCAAGTGGGCGGTGGCTTCTTAATAGCCTTTTCGCAGACGTAAATGGGTTTGCCGTCGGCGGCGCGGTTACGAATGAGTGGGAATGATAGGATATTTGTCAGGCGACGGTCCGAGATGTAGGATAGGAATCCGACAGCTATTAGACCGAAGAGTCCACCAGCTACGATACCGATGCCTAGATTGAGTGGCGTCTCGCACGTGGAGAAGACACGGTAAAGGAAGCACAATAGAACAACAAGGCTGAGAATGACTAAGCCGGTTGTTGTGGACGCCTGGCGTTTGGGCGAATACTCAATTTCTTTACTGTAAATCACACGCAGGGAGGTCACATAGGCGGTCAAAAAGCCTAAGAAGAGCGAGTAATAACTCGGAATGGCGTTATGGTCAAGGTCGCTAAACGACTTTGTATCGCTTAATTGTAGTATACGCTCAAATGATACACCGGGAAAATGACCAGAGCACGACGGGAATGACGAACGACTGGTACCTTCATTACTCACCTTTGCCGAATCACCGAGAAAACCTGATATAAATTTTTGGATATTGGGCGTCATGACATTGAGTGCCAGTATACTACCGGTAAGGGCGCCAAGTGGTGGCGACTGGAATAGGATAGTAAATAGAAAAGCCGCTGCAGATATTGTATCGGGAAAGGTTTGTAAGTTATACTTAAACCCTGCGCTTATAAAATTAAGTAAGCCCAAATCGGTATCAAGCACTTTCTTTTCAGGAACAGCTGCCATGGGAATTCCCTCCTTCTATAAGCACATAATACAAACTATTGCGGGTGTTACCACCCCCAATTCCCCAACAAAGCCGGAGTTTTTTGGGTTGGATCTCAACTGCGCGATTTACTACTGTGTACGAAAGGTACAGAAGAAGACCCCGTACACCCCAGAAATCAAGGCAAAGTATGAGGCGGACCTTATCACGGAAGTGATTGCCTATATCAAGCAGATGACCGCCCTTGTCAACCCCACAGAAACCCTATATATTGCGGTAGACGGTGTGGCGCCGATGGCGAAGATTAAGCAACAGCGCCTTAGACGCTTCCGCTCAGCTGTTCAGGCGGAGGAGGAAGCGAAGATTCGTGCTGAGGCAAAGGGTATTCCCTACACTATTCAGCCCCGTTGGGATACAAATGCTATTACACCAGGGACGCAGTTTATGAAAGCCCTTGCATTAGCCCTACGTCAATTTGCGAAGACCCAAAATACTAAAACCGCAACCGCTACCGCAACTACTGTGGTAAGCCCAGCGGATATGCCTGGGGAGGGGGAGCAGAAGATTATGGAATACATCCGCGCCCACACGCCAAAACAAGCCGTAATTTACGGTTTGGACGCCGACCTGATTGTCCTTTCTCTGTGGGCAAATGCCACCCTTGGTACCACCCTGAGCCTTTTCCGCGAAGAGATGGAGTTTAACGGGTCGGTTAAGACAAACGCCGTGGGTGACGAGAAGTTCCTATACCTATTGACGGACCAACTCGCAACAGCCCTGTACAATAAGTATCAGAAGTCTCACTCTCAGCCGAAACCGGAGTTTCTGAGGGATTTTGTGGGTCTGATGAGTCTACTGGGCAACGACTTTGTCCCCCACGGAATGGTACTCAAGATTAAGGACGACGGTATTGACCATCTCCTCAGAACTTACCGAGACCATCTTCCAACCCCCTTTGTCCAACAAACCGCAACAATCCCAACAACCCCACCCCAATGGCAGTATAATCCCGCGGCTCTTACGGACCTTTTCAAGCGCGTTGCCGAAACGGAAGAACAACAGATTCTCAAGACAACGGCAAAGAAGCTCAACGCCCGTCCAGGTATGACGGCGTCTAAGGAGCCAGAGGACCAGGCAATGGCACGGTATAACGACCAGCCAATTGTGTGGGGAGCAGAAAAGATTTTCTCAACCCAAATTTATCTCGAAGACCGCGAGAAACCCTCCTGGACTTTGAAGCCGGATTGGCGCGAAATTTACGACCACCACGCCCTAATGGGCGCCGACCCCCAGAAAGCCACACAGCAGTATCTCAATTCCCTTGCGTGGACACTGGCGTACTATTCGGGTGCCCCCGTGGACCTTCACTGGTACTATCCGTGGTATTTGCCACCGCGGATAGAGACGGTTGCCGCCTACCTTAACACCACACCAACACCATTGTTAGAAACTCCAGCCACGCCACGAACACCATTGAAGCCAGAGGAGCAACTGGCAATGGTATTGCCGCAATCATCGTTCCATCTGCTACCGAAAGAGTTTCAGGCGCTTCCCACACTGTATCCTCACGCGTTTCCTATCCAATGGGAGTTGTTCTCGTTGGGTAGAAAGATTCTGTGGGAGTGTGAACCGTTGATTCCGCTCATCCAGCCGACGCAGATTACGACTTGGATTGAGACTATGTACGACGCCTAGTGTGGCGTTTAGCTTTGCGTGATTTACGCTGTTTAGAACGACGTAAACGACGCCGTCTTGTATTATTACGAGGAGAAGGAGCAGGGCGTTTTGATGGTGATGAGGCTGGTCCTTCATTTGTATTCATTCTTAAACGTTTGGCAAGAACATCAAATCCTTTATAGAATCCAGGTTTTTGTGTATCAAACATAAAATTGTATGTTCGTTTCTTGATAGATTGCCGGTCATCCGAAAAAAATCGTCTTGCTTCCACTTTCCAAGGAAAATGACTTGAAAGGCTTGCTATAATTTGCTTATATGCCACTGATTTGAATCTTGCGTTACGATTCGCAACAGCTTGGCATTGTCGTATGTATTTTTTAATCGTTAACAATTTCTGGTTCGCCTGGTCAATATTAACATATGTATTCATTAAATGACAAATATTTTGTACTTTCTTTAAAATATTTTGTGTTTGTATAGTTTTCCAATGCTCTTTTTTTTGTTCATATGTACCATCTATACGAATCTTTTCGATAGCAACTTTTATTGTTGATTTTTTATCTAAGGTAAACCCATCTTTACGTTGACCTTGTAATATATTTTCTAAAAACATGCCAATTGCCTCTGGAACTGGACGTGCGCTACCGACTTTTGGTATACTAATAAAACGTGCCTGACTTTTGGTATAATTACAATTAAAACATGATACATCACCTAGTTGGCTCATAATTTCCACTTCCGCTGCTGAATATTTATTATTTGAGCAAATAATACGAAAGTAAAGGGCGACTAGATTTACTGGAATGGTATGTTCGTAAGACCATTTTAATTCATTCGCATCAGGAGGTTGTCGTTCTTTCAATGTAAATCCGCATAAACTACAAAGAGAATCACCGTTTACCGCGTTGGCATAGTCTCCATGAATTTTTTTTGCCTGTGACGGAGCAGCATTACTTTCTATGCGTACTTTTGTAGTCGCTTTCAGCACTTCTCTCGCACAGGTAGCTTGTGAATTTAATGACGCATCTCCTGCAGAGCCTGAGTTAGAATTTGAAGGTGGCGGAGGTAAAGGTCTTCTTATACGAGGCTTTTCTAACACTTGAGTTACAATATCAACAAATCGTTGTGGCGCCCGTCGTGCTCGTGGCGGTCTACCGGTAGCAGCTGCCGCAGTAGTAGCACTCGCATCAGGTTCTATTACATTATTTCGTCCGTTAGCTTCGTCTAATATTTCTGCTTCGTTAACCGCCTTTGATAATAACTGAAGTACATTGGTTACACTATACTCGGATAGAATACGACTTGGATCGGTGGCTTCAGAGTTAACAGATCCGTCGGTGGCAGAAAGTGACGCCTGTTTTACATCATCAATAATTTCATCGACAAAACGATCTAATAAACGATTGACTATTAACTCGTCATTTTCTGAAACTTCATCTCCTTCACTAATAGTATACAAATAACCTAGAACGACATCATCTCCATTTTTCACATTTTCAGATAATCCTAATAATTGCGCTTCAATACAAAGATTATAGTCATCGTCTTCAGGGCGTCCAATCTCATCTTCTAAAAATTCCAATTTATCATAATCATCGTCAGAATTCTCGCTACCCGCATTTGAATTATTTGGACCTTTAAGTTCGGCAAGTTCGGCGGCGGTTGCACCAGTTCCTGCTCGACTTCGTCTGTCTCTTAACATAAGTGCCATTGCGGTTCGTCGTGCCTGTTCTGCTGTATTTGCCTTACGGCGTTCTGAGCTACTGTGTTCCGATTGTGATGATAGATTTGATAGACTGAAACTTGTATTTCCATTTTTTGCTGGTGGCGGCGATCTTGAATCTTTATCTCTTAGAAATTCAATAGCATATTGTCTATTAAATATTCCTGCGCCCCCAGGAATATAGCCGCGCTGACGTGCTAAATGTTCCAAGTCAGCATCGGTCATAGAATTATATCTGTCCCCCGCCAAAGACATCCCTAATAAACCCAATGAAAAAAATGAGCACCCATTACACTCCAAACCAATCCGCAAATGCCCAATACATACGAGCTAGAGTATATTGGTGCCTCTTGGTGCGCACCCTGTAAGGTCGTCAAGCCAAAGGTTCTAATACAGGCATCAAAGTACGCTATTCCCATCAAGTTGTACGATATTGATGAAGATGTAGAGAAGATTGACGTAGACGCCGTGAAGAAACTACCGACGCTTCGGGTACTCAAAGACGGCGAAGTCGTAGCAGAATTCATCACCAAACACAATGACCAACTGGAGGAATTTCTTTCCAAAACCATCAAGCCGACCACAACCGATACGGACTTTTGACAAGATCGCACCCGCGGTCAACCACCAAGAAAACCTTCAGCCCCCTAAGTAATGGGCGCCGCTCAATCATCCATAGACCCACGGCACATTCGTATATGGCAGAATCTGACAGCGATGGATTCGGTCCCAGCCCGGATACAGATGATTGAGACCTTGTTTGAAGGACAGGAGTATATAGTTTCAGCGAAACGTATGGGGCTGTACGGAGCGCTTTTGGGTTGGGTAGCGGCGCAACGGCGGGGCGAATTCTATCCTTGGCCTAGCATAGCACCACAAGCACAAGCTCCACCATCAATAAGACAAATTCCAACAACTTCGCAACAAGCTACACCGGTCATGCGTATTCACGATTCCCCGTCAAATACGACAACGTTGGCAAAAGCCCCACCGCCACGACGAGCAATGGACTATCTTCACGAATCGTACCAGTTGCTAGGTATTGATGACTCCAAACCCCTTACACACGAACTGCTTAAGTCGGCATATAAACGGGCGGCGGTCAAGACCCATCCTGATAAGGGTGGTTCGCCTGAGTTATTTGACGCAGTCACAAGGGCGTTCCTCTATATCCAAGAAATATTGGAGAAACTCATACCAAAGACTGGTAAGGACGGCAATGATGCGCGTTTTTCGGTCTCGGTGACCCCTGAGGAAGCGATGAGAGCCCGTGGTATTAATCCGACGGCACCGGCAAATAAGAATGCGATGAAGTTGGAGGATGCCCCGCCGGTCGCTTTGAACCATAAGAAACTTGATATGAACGTATTTAACAAGTTGTTTGAGGAGAATAAGCTACCGGATCCCGATAAGGACGATGGTTATGGCGATTGGCTGAAGGATCAGAGTGATACACGTGGAACCCAGGCGGCAATGAAGGGTAAATACAATGCCGATGTGTTCAATCGGACATTTGAGGAGGAGTCCCGTCGTGCGGCATCGGCACCAAAAGACCAAATGTCTAAGTACCGTCCCCCCTCAGAAATGATCTTAGCACCAGGATTTGGTACAGAATTGGGAACAGGACGACCTGAGCAGTACACAAAATCTACTACGGCAATTACGGGCAATGCTGGTGGTATTGGATATACGGACCTTAAATACGCCTATAGTGAAGGATCTACGTTCAGTCAGGATATTGCTGGAGTCAGTCTTGATGGACGACCAAAAACAATGGCAGAGGCAGAACGGGCGTATAAGTCGGCGCCTGGCGCTATGTCAGAGGAGGAGGTACGTGCGGTGTCTATATTTCAACAGGCAAAGGAGGCGGCGGAGTTACAACGGCAGCAACGGTTGGCTGCACGTGATGTGGACCATTCAGTAGCTCACGCTAGACTCAAGAATCGTCTAATGATAGCAGAGCGTTAAAATTCTAAAAACTCAAAACTAATATAGGATGGCGGAGTTTGACGCTGCTATATTTTTTGACAACGACCAAGGATACCTTGACGATGTCAAAACAAAGTGCCCTGGTGTGACACTTGTAAAAGTGAAAGAAGTAGAATCGACGATAAAACCGTCATATAATAAATTCGGCGTTCTTTCACAAAGTCCACTAAAAGATTTAATGGATGAATTATATACTGAACCGACTGAAGAATATTATAATAAACCAAACAATGGATATGTACAATATTTGTTACAATATAAAATTGCGCCATCATATCATCCCGATTCTGGTATAAAACAGGCAGATATTGATAAATATTACAAATGGGCACAAATAACGTCAGGTAATCGTGTTTTATTATTAGATTGGGACCTTACACTTAGTGTATTTGATGGTATTGAGTTTCCGAGACAAGAAGAGTTTTCTATGTTTTTTGGCAATAGTTATCCGAGACATAATTTTTTAGGTAAAATGCTTATAAAGCCGAAAGATATTGCGATTTTCTACCTTGGCGGTCAAGAACGTTTTCTTATGATAACCGAATGGCTAAAGGATGTAGCAAATAGTGGAGTTTATATTGCCGTTTTAACAAATAATGGTGGGGCAAGAGATGTGTTATTTCAACAAGTTGTTGGCGCAATCGCTCCGAAGGGGTCATATGAAATCATCGCATCTATGTATTCCCCATACAATGGGAATAAGGGAAAGGCATTGATGATGGATCCGCGATTTGCTAAACTATGCCCGAAAACAGGTGGTAAACGCCAACGACAGACCAAACGCCAGTGTCGCAAATCCCGAAAACATCGTAAATAAATAAAATATCTATAGAATAGAATGAACGCCAGTGCTTATTTTAGACGACGCGCCGCTATGTCAAACAATTTCCGCGACCACTATGGCGGTTCACGCCCGTTTGATCCACATGAGATGGCGGCGGAAAATCATCGTTTAGCTGAACAAGCCAAGGCTGAGGCGCGAGAGGCGGCAGTAGTCGCAGCTGCGGCAAGGGCAGAAGCAACATTACGCGATGAGATAGAGGCAAAAGAACGTGCGGAGGCAGAAGCGGCTGCTAAAGTAGCCGCAATTGCGGAGGCAAAGGCGGCAAAGGAAGCAGCGGAAGCGGCGGATGCGGCAGCGGTGCTGAAGGCGGCAGAAATGGCTGAGGCAGCGGCGCGGGCGGCTAATGATGCCGAGGCATTAGCAAAGGCGATTGCTGAGGAAGAGGCTGCTGCGAAGGTATTAGAGAAGGAGACTGAAGAAGCAGTAGCGGCGGCGGCGGAGGCGGTGGCAGCAGAAGAAATAGCTGCTAAGGAAGCACAAGAGGCGGCAGATGCGACGGCGGCGTCAGACATTGCAGATATAAATGCGGCGGCGGCAGAGGCAAAGGCGGCTGAGTTAGCGGCAGTGGCGGCGGCGGCAGTAGCGGCGGAGGAAAAGGCAACGGCACCGGCACCAGTGGAGTTACCAGTGGAGTTACCAGTAGCAGAACCGGCACCTGTTGAGGCACAAGCGTTAGCGGAGGCACCTGTTGAGGCACCCGCACCAGTGGAGTTACCAGTGGAGTTATCAGTGGAGTTACCAGTAGAGACACCGGCACCTGTTGAGGCACAAGCGTTAGCGGAGGCACCAGTGGAGGTACCGGCACCTGTTGAGGCACCCGCACCAGTAGAGGCACCAGTAGAGGCATCAACAGATAATTTGATGGCAACGGCGATAGTACATATTGAAAATTCAGGAAATACAAATCCTACATCGGATGATATTTCAGCTGCAATTAATGCTGTTGTAAACACAGCACCAGAGGAGACACAATAACGATTCAAAAAAATTGAAGCGCTTCTTGCCGTTTAATTCCAATCAGCCCCTCCTACTTTCCCTTCAAATCCAAATGTCCTATTCCCGTTACGACCAGCAAGAGCATATGCGTGAGCGCTTTGAAGATTACATGGACCAAAAGCGCAAGGAAGAGCAACAAGAGAAACACGAAGAGGATTACGTAGTCAATCACACCGGCAGTGGCGTCCCTCTCTACAAGCTCGTACATGTTACAAATATTCCGCATATTTACGGTGGATTCGCTGCGGTGAATTGGAACGCAGAAACCAATCAGTTCCTAGTTTGTGAGCCAGGACAGGATGATTGGGCAATTGACCGCAATGAAGACACTCTTCGTGCCTTCGCTCGTATTCTTGCATTTGATCCGAAGATGTGGGGATGCCACCGTTGTGGATGCTCGGCAATGTTTAAGGACCAAGAGCGTGTCTGCGGATGTGATACGTGCCAGAAGGATGGGTGCTGTACATCTGCTATGATAGAGGCACCTGACTATGCTCCTCCACGTGTCAAGTCACAGTATTTCAAGAAGAGGGAGCTACCTCCGCCACCTCCGCCGCCTATGTGCTCTGGTCCTCTTCAAAGATTTATGACCCTTGGCGATCTTGGACAGCCAGTGAATCCTATTGGAGTAATTATGGAGGATGATGAACGAGATAGGTGGTTCCGCAATCCTGTAGACCGAGCCAATATGTTTAAGAGTAGCTAAACACAAACTAAAAACAAAAATCAAAAAAAACAAAAAAAATAAATAGTCATCGAATGACTAAATATTTTTGATTAATGGTGACGGCGGGTCTGTTTCCGCTTATTACGCCGACGCTGACTCTTAGTTTGCCCCGTAGAACGCGATGGTGGACGGTTAGCTGTTTTACGAATAAAGTAATAAGGATTCGTTGATGATGAATTACCATCTCTATAATGCTGACTAATACTATATTGGGATTTGTATTGTCGCATAATTTCATTAAGTTCGGTCTGTATATGAGCTGGATAGTTATTAATATATACTCGCCCTCCATCTAACATATATTCTATTAGCATTTTAGGTGATAGAGATGGGTGTGCTGTATGACTCGGCATAGTATCGGGATTTGCTACATAACTTGACATATAAGGCATTTGTGGTTGCGGCAACTCGGGTGCTGTATAACTCGGCATATAACTAGCCATATAAGGAAGCGGTGGTAATCCTGGGGGAGGAACTAGAGGAAGTGGTGGTTGCGACACGGGTACTGTATAATTCGGCACATAACTTGCCATATAAGGAAGTGGTGGTAGTCCTGGAGGAGGAACTAGAGGAAGTTGTGGCGGTGGCGGTGCCCAGTTAGATGCTTTTGCTGATAGTTTACTTGGCGGCGCTAAAACAGATTCGGTTACCGGAAATGTGGCTAAATTAGACAGACGAGGTAGATTTTTTGTTGGCTCGGGCGGCGATACACCAATAGAATTAAGGGCGGCAAGTCGTGCATTTGTGTTTTTGCGTAGCATCTGATCCCTTAAATTCAAAGCCAACGGACCCAGCCGTTGTGCGGGTATACCAGGCGGCGGCGGTGGTCCGTTCATCTTACATTATCCAGTGATTTAAACTCCAAACGCAAAAAGCCAATAAAGATGACATCACCCCGTATCGGACTCATTGTCACCGGCAAGGAAGCGCTAGACGATTTTGCCCTGTTCGTAAAAACGCTAGAGCAATGGCACCCTACCGCAGAGCTCTTCGTTTACACGGATTCAGAAACGCCAATCAGCCAAATCAAGACAAAACTCACTATTTGCGTAAAACAGGCAATGGACAAATATAAGGGACTCAAACGCGCACAAATGGAAAAACTCAAGGGAACGGTTTACGACAGCCTATTCAAAGATTATACATATGAGAAAGCCGCAGTATTAGAGTGGATGTTCGAAACCCAGGCATCTCCAGCGTGGTTCTTAGACGCCGATATTTCGCACCTAGCCCCATTACCTACTATTCCAGAAACTGCTGAACTTGCATTATCACAGCACATGATTAAACCGCAAGATGAAGCCCGTTACGGTAAGTACAATGCGGGATATATGTGGTTCAAATCAGCAACCCTTGTACCAAAGTGGAAAGAGCTAGGTCATACAAGCCGATTCTTTGAACAGGCGGCATTAGAGGATTTAGCCAACATATTACAAACAAGTGCCCTTTACGAATTTCCACCACAGGTGAACTTTGGATGGTGGCGGATGCAACAATCTACCATCCCGCAACGGGATATTCAGGAGAAATTCAGTATTTTCCGAGGAGACCAAAGTATTGGTATTCGCTATGACGGCAAACCACTACAGTCCATTCATACGCACTGGTTTTCAACGACCGCGTTTGAATGTGTTTCTTTTCGTATGTGGTTTGACAATTTTACAACTAAATTTAAAACTCATAAGCCGATTCAGAATTACCGTAAACTGATCGGGCTGACTTAGTGTAAAGGGAATAATTTAGGAATGCCGACGTTAAAGAACGGACGGCATTGCTCAATCCGACTCCAAGTAAGACGAAATAGTCCTTCAGCTGAGCAGTATGAGTGCCACCATTCACGACCCGCTGAAGACATCTTTGCCCAAGTTTCCGCTGAGGTCGTCTTCACAATGTGCTTAACCTCCTCAGGTGTAGACGCTTTGAAGTAGTGAACTCCCTCCTTAGGCGCTACAAGATAGCCCTTCATATCAACGCCATCGGTCACAATCGGTACAACTCCACAGGCAAAGTATTCAATTTCACGATTACACTTGGGACCAAAGCCAGGTAGGCAGAGACCGAATCGCGAATGGCAGAGCTTATCCAAATATTCCGATTGCGTGTATGGGTACGGTGCCCCTGTTGTATCAACGGGCATAGAGAAAAGTTCTACACACTTGCTCCAATCGTGCGTAGTCCGATTCTTCTGCTGTACACCATTCTCTATTTTTCCCAAAAACAAGGATGTAATATTACGCTTTCCGTAACTGAGTAGATTCTTCTTCTCGTTATTTATGGTTTCAATGGCTTTAGGGGAACGAGGCCAGAATCCCCACAGCGATTGACGGAGACGATGCGTATCAGGACCAGGTGGTGGGCAATTGCCAAACATCGCCATCTGATATGACGGAGGTGATGACCACCAACGGGGTGTAGGGCGGTCATATAAAAGCACCTCGCCAATCGCACCCCACCAGCAATATCCACTATCCTCAGTCTTTTCTACTGTAACATACATGCGCTCTGCCCAGATATCAACCATTTCACGGAACGTATCACCACTATGGTGCCAGATTCCCTTAAGCGCGTCTCCATCAGGAATCATAATGCGTGGAACTTTCGTATCATGTCCCTTATTACGCACAACTTTGAGCATATCTTTGAAACCGAATTTTCGTACCGCTGCCCCCACTTCAAGTAGCGCATTCTGTTTACGGATTTCAATGGGCTCCCGCTGAATAACACTGGCAACATAGTTGAGTTCAGCGGCACCGGCAAGATGAATACGGTCGCCACGGGGCTTATCGGCAGGATTGAACTCCATCACGTAGGCACCAGCGGGGGCTAACCACATATAGTCAAGTCCTGACGATGTGGCAGAACCAAGAATCCAGTTTGCGTGGGCGAACGCTTTGCGACGCACTGCGGGTGTATCGGTTACAGAGACATAGCGAACAATCCATCCCTTGGAAAAAACATATTGCGCAACCGATTCCGCCCAATCACGCGAACATACTGCGTCCGTTTCGTCATCTACACAAATGACAGCAACGGGTTGGTCAGGCACGTCTTCTACCGGTTCAATCAGCTCACGAAGAAGCATAATATCCTCAGCGCTCACAAGCATATGCTCAGACGATGGTGGTAGTGCCCATACATCCTCAGAGTAATAGTTCATATCGTCCATCATCGGCACAAGAGTAATATTTCCTTTTTCAGCCGACGACCAAACACAGTCGCGCAAAAATGGCGTAATATCACGTAGTTGGGGTACTAGAAACTCAGGAATAGCCAGATTACACGACTTGAGCAACCGACGAATTGTTAGAACCTTAGGCAGATAGTGTAGAATCCATTGGCTGAGCGTTGTCTTACAGACATCGGTGACTGGAATGGAAATAATTGAGGGCACGTGGATGGAAGGCATCATATTGCTTACCTGGGCGGCTTCCCAGGCGCTAACCCATTCTCTATGCCCACCTACAAAAATATCCGTAAACGAACTAATCAATCCCTGCCGATTGACAAAGATGTTGCCTTGAAAATGATAGAGTGGTAATGCTTCAGGTGTAGGAGTATACATATTCTGTTCACCGGCTTGGTAGTTAAACAGGTCCACCATATCATCACCGGCAGTATGCTTAATCATTGTACAAATTGTCTTTGCTCCACTATCGTTTACACTAAGTATGGCACGAGGAAACGACTTGCGAAAAGCGGTGCGATTCCACATAGATTCTAGCGATACCGGTAACTTTCCTGCTGATGTAAGATCCTTCAAGACCCGCATAGATTGAATAGGGCTGGGGTCAACGTAGAGAAATACTGGGCGATAGAGAACATCCTTGGGCTCGTAATTGCGAATATTGGAGTTGTGGAGATGCATCGTCTTGATGGAGTAGGCGGGGTTGACAACAAGGAATTTGTGGCGTAGCATCGCAACCGTGACAACGTTATCGCAACCGGACTGACCAAAGGGGAATCCGAACTCCTCTTCGGTGGGCTCAAAATCAAGCGAATCACGGGCAAGAATCCACGTATCTTGTGAATCGGCACGGGGGCCAAAGATATGGGGTACAGCACCAGTGCCACCCCCAATTCCACCCTTGTCCTCCCAACGCAAAATTGCTAAAAAGAGACGCTTCTCCGCCAAAGAAATTTTCCATAGATACGACAGTGTTTCGTTGAACCAGATATCGGAATTGGCGAAGATGGCAAATGCTCCCGTCGGTACATGCGTCTTAATCGCCATAAAGACGTCGTAGTAACGCAGACGCCGACCAAGAACCACCTGCGTAATCTTCTCACTTACAGGCAAATCAGTAAATTCCACCTCGTTGAGAAGCAGGATATGGTCAATCAATGGACATTCTATATTTTTCTCGAGGCATAGACGAATCTCACGGGCACGACGCGATGTTGGATGCCGAAAGTACTGTTGAATGAGCCACGTTTGCGGAATCACCGAATCGTCGGCATCCGTCGGTACCGATACAAGTCGCGTTAGCGCCGTATCTTCTAGCGCCTTCATCCACGCATCGTAAACAATACGAGCGCCAAGATCAAGTCCGTCGCGTGTAACCGCCGACGACCACGCTACTACATTCATACGTAAAAGGTGGGCTAAGCAGAGAATGACCTTTTCTGCCGAGTCGCTGCCCTTCAATGGCTCCCCCAAAAACGGATAGTTATCGTGGAGCTCCTCAACCGCCAAGGTGTGCTCCCACCGCAGACCACGCTTTTCCAACCCATCAATGACTGCCGACGGCGCCACAACCAGGCATTCAGATTTATTAGTAAGGACTTGTAGCAATACACTCATCCATGCGTCCAGGTCGGCATACGCGTCCAGCACAACCGCAACTAGCGCCGTTCCACCCACCACCTTTACCGCCTCAGGCTCCGTTACTACACAGTGCCACCTTCCCCAACGGGATCCGGCACAAAATGACGAACGTGCCCATAGAAGAGTTTTATGGTCTGAGACAATCTGTGATTCAGAACGTAAAATACGTATAGGTTTTCCAGTAATGGGGTGTCGCGCCTCCATTGTCCGAATTACTTTTTATACATCATTTGGCTTTAACCCTACGCCCACTGCTTAGATGTGTATAAGATAGACCAAACCTGTTTTTGCTAAAACATCCATAAACGCATAGGCGATGGTTGTATATTTCTTCTCTACTAGGGAATTCTGCCGAGCCCAGTAAACGGCAGGATAGAGTGACCATACCGCTAAAGTTAAATAAACTGCCATCTTATTCTTGGTTTGTTGTAATAGAATGGCAACAATAGGTAGGAAGGCTAATATACCAAGGGCAAAATATCCCTTGGACTCTAGTGAATTCTTTGTCTTGGTACCAAGATACCCAGCTGTAATCATTAAAATATCACACGCTACCATTGGTAGAATCACTTCAAGAGGTACATCGTTGGAGTAGAGAATGGCTGCTAACATAATGGGGGTGGTAAGGAACCAATCGCTATGACGCCAACGGTCAGAATCTTCGGGGTGCGCCATAATTTGTGAGTATGCTAAAAAGGCAATAGCGGGGATAATAGATAGAGCGGGGGTCGCTGAAAAGCCTACAGTGACCGCAACGATGAAGAAAAGTGTGAAAGCCGACGAAACAGCTATGCTATCCCAAGCTCCGCCTTGCCGAATTTCTTGACCTATAAAAAAACTAGGAATAATAATACGCGGTGCGATAGCAGATACGACTGCTCCCATTCTATTCTTTGCCAACTAATTTTTCAATAGTAGGCGGCACCATATACGTATGAAGCATTTGCCGGTTCACCTACAACATATGAGGCAAATATGGTTGATACGAAGCCAGTTCCTGCGATGTATCCTCCGTCAGGCATTGTAATCGTTTGTGAACTTTGTAAGTAGGAGTAGGGACCGAAGGTTTTAACAGAATTTGTAGCTCCGCTTATTGATATATCAACGTTAATTTGTGAAGTAAAATTAATACTTGAACCAAATGTGCTAAACACATACATATTCCAATCAATCTGAAGGGCTGTGCCAGTTGAATATATATTTTTATTGTAAGGATCAAGTGCCAAATTGCTATTAATGGAGGATACTATGAGATTGGATGTATTTTGATAAGGCCAGTAATTCAGTAAATTCGCGTATACATTATTACTATAAATACTATAAATATACTCTATTTTGTATGCGCTATTTGCTATCATTGGAAATAAAGCATTGTTGCTTGCATTAATAATATTCCATCGGTTAAAATCCAAGGCTAATAAATTACTATTTTGAGTATACGCTTGGGTATTTGTACTAATATCAATCAAAATAAGACCTTGTTGAAATGGTATATTTGTGAGAGTGCTTGGATAAAAGGATACACGATATGGGCAACCTGGTGTATTTGCGATATTATTAATCTTAATTACAAAATTACGATTATTGGCAAAATCAAGATAACTTGTAAATGTATTTGAATTGAGTGTAATAACTCCTACAGAATTTATGCTGGATACTAAAGAGGAAATACTATTACTTGCATTTGTTGTTATAACACTAATACTTGATGCCACACCTGTAGATAAATTATATAATGAAGAAGCTACTTGAGATGATATATTGTATAAGGATGTTGATATCTGACTTGATAATTGAGAATAGTTATATGTTACAGATGATTGAAATGTAGAAATAGCAGTATTTACAGATGATATAACTATACTATTTACGACAGATGTTTGTGTAGATAAGGCAGAAGAGAGATAGTATACATATGCGGCATTTGTACTATTAATAAGATTGACAGTATACTGTTCTAATTGTATAAATGTCGAATAAATACCTTCAAGAATACTACTGGTAGTGATATAGGCAAACTGTGTACTTAAATAGGCAATGTTACTGGTATTTGTATTTGTAGAGTTAATCAAACAACCTATATCATATGCGTATAAACTAGAACGAGCCAATAAATAACTTTGTGTAGAATTTAAGTTATAATTCAGGCTTGATAAACTTCGATAGACTGGATAAATATTTGTACTAAAAAATGAACTTGTCGCAATATAAAATCCACTTGTTGAAAAATTAATATAACTGAGTTCAAGGGATGATAAACGTGTAGCATTTTTGTATAATACGTTAGTAATGGTACTATTCTGGTTTGTAAAACTCACCGAGGTGCTCATTAATTGAACATTGATACCTGTGCTAAACGAATTGAATTGAGTTGTAGATACTGTAGTAAAGGCAATGGAGGAGATTTGTTGAGCGGTCCATAGATTTGTTGAATAAAGGCTAGTATTAATCAATCCAATTAAAGAATTATTAGTTGATACTACTCCACGTCCTATACCAGTACTCATTGTGGAAAGCCATACTTGAGTCGATGATGTTAGTTGAGTTACCGCACTATTATATGATGATACGTTCGCTAATGAATTTATCGTACTATAACACACATTTAATGTACTTTGATAATAAGAATTTAGTTGAAGTTGGAATGAATTTGCCGTGGATAAAAAGGCATAATTCAAGTTTGTAGAGGTTGCAAGTAAAGTGAATACAGTACTAAATGTAGAATATGTGAAATATGTAAGAGTACTCAACCCGCTAGATACACCTGCCAAACCAGCCGGATTACTATTTTGCTGTATAAGCGTACTTAATGTAATATATTGATTCGTCATCGCAATACCGACTGACGTACTGTAAGCGGATAACGATGTAGGACTCAAACTATTACTCCAGTAGGTTTGACCATTACCGTTGGCGTATAGTGTATAGAGTGATGAAATAGGATAATTACCACCACTGCGAAAATTCAATTGCTGTAGTAATACAGCAGTCAAATTCGCCCCTGTAGGATACGCCATTCTAACGTTGTAGGGCATTTTTACGGGCTGTATGAATACGCATCATCTAAAAACAACTTATAGACTTAGAGTAAGAGTACCATGTCCAATTCAGGAGGACTTCTCCAGTTGGTTGCTACCGGACGGCAGGACATCTATCTTTCCGGTAATCCACAGACCACTTTTTTCAAACAAGTGTACCGACGCTATACAAATTTCAGTATAGAGACGCAACGCATCCCTTTTGATTCCGCTTTTGACTTTGGCAGACTTATTACAGTAACAGTGCCACGACAGGGTGACCTGTTATCACAGGTGTATTTACAAATCAATCTACCGCAAATCACACCGGCAGGACCGGTAACGCAGCAACCAGGTGTTGTAACGGAACAACCGACGGATTATTCACAGATTACCAATTCAGTGAGTTGGGTGAACGGTGTTGGATATGCAATGATTGATTATATTAGTATTTGGATTGGTCAACAGGAAGTTGACCGTCATTACGGCGAATGGATGTATCTCTGGTCACAGCTTACTACACCGGGGTCAAAGAAAGAGGGTATTAACTTTATGACGGGAACTCAAGAAGTATTTAACGACCAGTCTCAATCCGGTCCGTTAAATCTTCTAGTCCCGCTGGATTTCTGGTTTTGTAAGAATCCAGGTCTTGCCTTACCGCTTATTGCGCTACAGGCAACGCCGATACGCTTCTATATTCGTCTCAAGAATGGTAATGACGTGGTATTCAGTAATAGCTTAGAGAACGCAATCCTGAATAATAGTCCGAATTGCCCAACAAATCTAACGGCGACACCCGTTGTTATTACAGATATGGTGATGTGGGGTGATTATATTTATTTGGACACAGAGGAGCGCCGTCGGTTTGTCAGTTCGCGCCATGAGTATCTAATTGAGCAGGTCCAACAGCAGAAGCGTTATAGTATCCCGCTGAACACAACCCGTATTTCTGTCCCCCTGGTGTTCAACAATCCGATTAAGGAGATGATATGGGTGGTAAACGAGGATCGTATGCTTCAGGCACACGAGTGGTTTAACTATGGTAGCCGTATGTTGAATGAGACTGGTATTCCGAATCTTGATATTATTGGCACCGCTTTGCTCCAGTTTGACGGCTACGATCGATTTGAGGAACAGGCTGCACAGTACTTCCGTTTAATGCAACCTTGGCAACGTCATACGGCAATTCCTAACAATTTTATCTACGTATACTCCTTCAGTTTAGCCCCGGAGGCAGAGCAACCTATGGGCACTTGTAACGGTAGTCGCTTGGATTCTATCGTATTACAGTTGACGATGAATCCTCAGGTACAATCGTACCCTGCTGGTGTTACCACCTACGCAACGAATTACAATGTGCTACGTATTGTTGCCGGTTTGGGTGGCGTTCTATTCACTGTATAAATTAAGATAAAAACCATTAGAGATGTCGTCCGATGGTGAGGAACAAATGGCAAACCAGACGGGGGTACCTCCCCCGCCGTTTCCACCGGCACCGCCGTTTCCAACGGCTCCACCAATGCCACCGGATCCGTCCTTTACCGGCGCCGACGGTGCCGACGGTGCCGACGGTGCCAATGGTGCCGATGGTGGAGCAGACGGAAAAGGGAAGGGTCACCACCATATTTCTGATATAGATACGTGGAAACACGCCGATAGAAACTATTATGTGTTTGTTGCCCTTTCTATCTTGTTAGGATTGCTAGGAATGGACCATTTCTACTTACGTAGTTTCCAGACAGGCATGATGAAAATAATTTTGAATGTATTATCTCTTGGAATGTGGTATTTATGGGACATTATACAAGTTGTCTATGATGGCAAAAAGGTACGAGAGGAGGGACTCGCTTCGCCTTTGGATTGGGTATGTGGTATTGGTAGAGGTGTATTTACCTCTGAGAAGACCGATGCGGATCCGAAGAAATATATTGCCGAGAAATCGTATCTTCTTTACGCAGTCTTAGCTATATTTGTGGGCTTTTTGGGAGCAGATAAGTTCTATATGGGTGAGACGTGGCAGGGAATAGCGAAACTCTTGAGCGTATTTAATATTTTCCTTTTCTTGTTTGGAATCTTATGGGTGCTATGGGATGCGGCACATGCGCTCTTTATGACAAAGGATGTATTAAATAATGGTATTTGGGCACCGATGCCGTACAGTTTCTTTTTCAAGGAGCCGATTGACGGTAAGCAGTTCTTAGTGAACCATTTGGTTGTTCCACACAAGGATGATGGAAAGCAGGGTGGAATGGGCGGATTCGGCGGATTCAATCCGACGGCAATATTTAACGCTCTGAACCCGATAACACTCGCAAACCAGGCAAAGGAGTCCATTGAGAAGGTTATACCAGCAGTGCCTATACCAAGCATCTCATACAAGGGATTGTATAGCGATTTGGTGGTACCGTTTATGACACCAACGGTTGTGGCGGCGATTAATGCGTCTAAGTCAACAGATCCTATTGTAAAGATGCCTGAACTACCGGATGCGCCAACAATGCCTGGATTGGCGAAGTTTGGTTTGCCCACATCGCTTCCTACGTCCCTCCCAGCGCTACCAGGTGTACCGGCACTACCAGGAGCTCCCGCACTACCAGGAGCTCCCGCACTACCAGGAGCTCCCGCACTACCAGGTGCCCCCGCCCCAGCACCAGTAGCCCCTGTGACTCCCGCACTACCAGGTGCCCCCGCCTCAGCTCCCGTGGCTCCCGTAGCCCCAGCACCAGTAGCCCCTGCGGCTCCCGCGGCACCGGCACCAGTAGCCCCCGCGGCTCCCGCGGCTCCCCCAGCTCCACAAGCCGGCGGCGGACGTCGCGAATTTAGTGGCGGTTCCTTTGGAACCCACGGGGGACCAGGACCCGTTATTGCCGGCGTCCTTACAGCGGTCGTCCTTGCAGGAGGTCTAAAAGGATTTTACGACGTTATTAGTAAACAATACGGATGAAGATGCTAGAAACGCAGAACGATTTTGAGACACTGTGGCTCGCCGACCCCAATGGGGCGCCAATAGATGGTATGCGCAAGTCCGATAAGACGTTCTTGGTCTATTTTACAGCTACCTGGTGTGGCTACTGCCGTAATATTGACCTATCAAGGGTAGACGCCGTTGCCACCGCTAAGGGACTCACACTATGGAAGTGTGAGCATACCAAGAACGACTACACCGCCGGTTTTTGTGGCGTCCGAGGATTCCCTACCTTTATGGCATTCAAGCCCAAGAAGGTTGTGGACCAGTTTCAGGGCAGCAACACTGAGGAAATCTGTAAATGGATTGAATCTTTGTAATAAGTAAGTAAATGAATGTGGGGCGGACTATCATCATTGGGGGTGGTCTGGCTGGTTTATCTATTGCCGAGTTTCTTGCCGACAAGAAATCCGCTAATGTGCTTGTGCTGGAACAATATAAGATTTGGGGCGGCAGAGTTATTACCTACCGCGATAAATCCAAAGGACTTCAGTACGAAATCGGAGCCGGTCGCGTCTTTCACGCTCATAAGCGAGTTACCGCACTGGTCAAACGTTTCGGACTTCATACCTATCCCATCGGCACGGAAAGTACCGTTAACGACCACCCTAATCCCTTCATACAGCTTTTTGAACCCCTACGACACGTCTTACAAACCCTACCCGACGAAGTACTTGCTACACATACCGTAGCAGAACTCGTCCCCAAAGACCTAGAGGCAGTACTGAAATATTACCCCTACTGGTCCGAATTCAATCTCCTACGCGCCGATGTTGCCCTACCCCTTTTTGCCCCAAACAAACCAATGGGAACCGACAAATCAGCCGACTATTACGGAGTCGTAGAAGGGCTAGACGCCATCACAACACATCTTCATGACGCTGCCGACAAAGCCGGTGCCACCCTTAAAAGCCGACACAAAGTCACAAACATCCAACGACTAGCACCCGATTTGTTCGAAATTACAGGAATTCGTGGCAAACGTAAATTACCCTTCAAGTATCAGGCATCGCGTGTGATTATCGCAACCTGTCGTTGCGGATACGGCGACTTTAGC